TGGCAGCTAAGTCTTTGGTTAACGCCTTAGATAGACCTGACTTCTATTTCAATATGGGTTCTACACAAGACCCAAGAGCTACCTTGATTGGTAATGTTCACTTTGAGAAATCAAAAGGAACTTACTTTTCAGAATCTCTATTCGTAAAAGCTATTCAGACACCAAACGCTGTGATTCTTCTTGATGAGTTATCAAGAGCTCACCCAGACGCTTGGAATATTCTGATGACCGTTTTGGACCAAGGTCAAAGATACCTTAGACTTGATGAACAAGACGGACAAGCCACTATCAATGTCGCTGAGGGTGTTACATTTGTAGCCACTGCTAACATTGGTAATGAGTATACTTCTACGAGAGTTATGGATAAAGCTCTTATGGACAGATTCACAATTGTAGAAATGGATGTTCTTGATACAATTCAAGAGTTAGAACTTCTACAATATATGTTCCCACACGTTGATGTATCATCATTAACCGCAGTTGCTGAAATTGCCAACACTACGAGAGTAGAGTCTTCTTCAGAGACTGGCAAAATCGACACTGCTATCTCTACGAGAAGTTCAGTTGAAATGGCTGGACTATTGTTTGACGGATTCGGTTTAGATGAAGCAGCTCAAGTTAGTGTTTATCCGCAGTTCAGTAATGACGGCGGTGTTGATTCTGAAAGAACTTATGTGAAACAATTAGTTCAGAAGTATATCAATGATGGTTCAGATGAGGACTTGTTTAATGTTGAAGACATTGATGATGAGTATGACGACGACTTTTAGAGTAGGTTAATCCTACTCAGGTGGTGGGGAGTTATTTCCTTTCGCCCCACTACCACTAATTAATAAAGGATATGGAGAAACGACTATGGACGAACAATTCGTGCAAGGTGTAGTTGGTGGAGTGTTGAATAGACATAAGAACCAAACACTGGATAAAAAAAGAATACAAACTTTAATGGTTGAGATAGCAGCTAATATAGATAAAGCAACTCAATTTACAAATCTTAAAGGATTACAGAAAGCAATAGACAATCCACTCAATATAGAAATGTGGAAAGGATATAAGAGAACAATTAAAGAAGAAGAATTATCTAAAGAGTATTTAGACTATTGGACTTGTGAGATTTGTAATGATAACACTCACGATGTTGATTATGATTATATTGGTAGTGGAACTAATCACTTAGAGTGTGAACTCAAAGAGGAGACACTACAGAAAAAATCTGATAAGATTATGAAACAAATGGAGATAGACTTCAAGGACTACGACTTATCAAAAGCAGAATCAAATGAAAACTCAAAAGTGGATATGTCCGCAACAACAACAAAAAGGGGTAAAAAATGAATAATAGAGGATTTTCAGATTATGAAAAATATTTGTTAGTTTCACAGCATTCAAAATATGCAATAGGAACATATACTAACTTCATAAAATTAAAAGAAGTGATGTCTACATTAAATCAGATGGTATCAAAAAATAATAATACTTATACTTATTATGGAGAGGTCTATGTTTCAAACTTAACGGCGCCCGAAATCAATAAGATACAAGAATGTTTAGATACAGGAAAGTGGACTTCTCAATTTGATAAACTAAAACACGTTTGTGTTGATTTGGGGATTGTTCGTTTCTAATGGAGAATAGAAGTGGCAAAGAAAATGGATTTCAGGGAGTATGAATGCGAACTGATAAAAGTAGTAGACGGAGATACAATTGATTGTTGGATTGATTTAGGATTTAAAGTTAAGTGGAAAGCAAGAGTTAGATATATGGGATTGGATACTTGGGAATCAAGAACAAGAGATTTAGATGAGAAGAAAAAAGGTTTGGCAGCAAAAGCCAGAAATAAAGAATTACTTGAACAAGGAACTTTTAAATTAAAAAGTTTTGGAACAGGTAAATATGGAAGAGTATTGGGTGAAATATTTGTATCACCTGAATTCGTTGGTGAACACATTAACGAATGTATTGCAAATCCAGAAAGTAAAATAGACTTATCTTTGGACGGATGGGTATCAGTAAATGATGTCTTGATGGAAGAAGGACACGCATACGCCTATGATGGTGGAAAGAAAAAAGTCTTTAATGGTTAATAAAAGGAGAGTAAATATGTTTAATTACATTAATAGTTGGAAGAGTCGTAAATCATCTCAATGGAACATTGAAGTTCGTTTGGGAAAGATTACACTTTTACATCTTAATTACAAAAAAAATAAATTCAGATTTATGTTATTAAATCTTGGATTTGAAATAGGAGCTTAATATGGTAAATGTAAAGTTCTTTAATGCTACTTGGTGTGGACCTTGTCAACAAATGAAACCACATATCGAAAGATTACAGAAAGCTGGTTATCCAGTTGAGTTCGTTGATATTGATGAACAACCAACCATAGCAGAAAGTGCAGAAGTTCGTGGAGTTCCAACGACTGCTATTTACGAGAACGGAGTTCTTGTAGAGAGAGTTGTAGGGTATGAAGATGTTACTCGTTTGAAAAAACGAATTGATATCTATCACAAACCACTAAGACTTCCTGCCGAAAAAAAGAAGTAGGTATCTATGAAAAAATATAAGGTTATAGAGAACTACTCTACGACGAACGGAACTCTTTATAGGGGTGAAGTTCTGAAAGAAGATAACAATAACACACTCGAAGGACATAAGAGATTGAGAGATAATATGGGTCGAGTGTGGTTTCTTCCACATAAAAATATTGTAAGAATTTAGGCGTTTTTCTAATCTTACATTATATTTATATACGATAACGCTCAAGAGAGGTTATCCGAGTTAGACTAAAATAGTTAACAAAAATAGGAGAAATAAAATGACTAAAGTAATATACAACTCAAAATTCCCTGCAATCGATAGGGAAGAATTTCTAACACCATTTGACAGAATGTTTGACCAAATAATCAACACTCAATTTCCAGAAATTGAAAAACAGATTGGCGTCAAACCATTTTCAGGAACAGCATATCCAAAAGTAAATGTATACGAGTATGATGACAAAGTAGGAATCATAGCCGAAATACCAGGTTTGGATAAGAAAGACTTGAAGATAGAAGTTGAAGATGGTATCTTAATTATATCAGGTGACAAACACGGATTGTTTGATGATGAAGGAGCAAAGGTTCTTAGACGAGAACTTAAAGGTTCATCTTTCAAAAGACAATTTGAACTTGGAGAACAATTAGACGGAGAGAAAGTAAAAGCTTCGTTTAAAGATGGTTTACTATCAGTAGACATTCCTAAAGTGGAACCAACTAAACCAAAGAAACTATCAGTAAAGATTGGATAAATTTGTAACAATCGGAGATGATAGGTTCTATGTACTTAGTAAGGTGTTGGTTGAAAACTGCCGTTACACGATGGAAGACCTAAAAATTATGTGGGGTTTAGCCGACACCATACTAAGAAACCAGGAGTATTACTATGTTTGTATGAAATTAATAGATACAGAAATTCAGTAAATCAAAAAGACAGATAAAAAAACGAAAACCAATAATTGATATCGTAGAGTTTTCATTCCCAAAACTTCTTGGGTTTAATTTTAACGGAAATGGAGTGAAAGGTTTGGATAAGCGACCAAACAAAAGTCCTACTAAACAACATAAATAGGATACTACAGGATAGGCGAGGTTGTAGACTCAAAGTAGTGTCTAACTCATAGATATGAGGTTGAGGTGGCGAATTATAGTAAAGTCATCGGAAGAATTTGAAATAAACGACAGATTAGTGCGTTTATTCACTATTTATATTAAAGGTGGAGAAAAGAATTATGGAAAACTCAAAATATTTTTATATATGGATTGGATTATCGGCATTATTAATTGCAGGTAGTGCAGCAGCATTTTCAGTATATGGATTAGCAAAACTATTTAGTGGTGCTTTTCTATCAGTAGTGTTAATGGCAGGTTCATTAGAACTTGGTAAATTAGTTACGGCATCATTTTTATATCGTTATTGGGATATGATTAATTGGTTTCAAAAAGTCTATATGACAATAGCAACCATTGTATTGGTATTCATAACATCAGCTGGTATCTTTGGATATCTAAGTAATGCTTATCAAGGAGCAACATTAGAATTTGAAAAACAATCTACGGAACTCATAGCAGTTGAAGAACGAATAGAACAATTAGAAGAAGATAAGTTTTTCTTGAAAGAAGAACTATCAGTAGCAGTATCAGAATTACCAGACAACTATATTACTGCAAAGAGAAAATTAAGAGAAGACTACAATCCACAGATTACACGAGTCAATCAAGAGATATTAGAATTTAAAACAAGACGAGCAGATTTAGAAATACAATTAGTATCAACGGGCGTGGATGTTGGGCCAGCAATATATCTGGCAAGAACATTCGGAACCGATATCGATACTGTTGTGAAGTTCTTTATCTTCATTCTTATCTTTGTGTTTGACCCGTTAGCAGTTATGTTAGTCATAGCATATAACCAAGCGCTAATGATTAAAGAAGATGAGAAAAACAAAAACCTGGGGGACCCTGAAAAAGAAAAGACCCAAGACGAACATTGGAAAGATATATATTCACAAGATACTTTAATTGAAGAACCACCAAATCCTAATCCATATGGTGATGATGATTACGCAACACCACAAGAAGACGAAGAAAGAATGGATATCGTCGGACAAAACGGGAATGACGGGTTACACTATGAAGAGTTAAAAAGTAGAGAACCTTTAGAAGAAAACGACCCAAATCCACAACCAACAGCAAGGGGTGGAATAAGAGTCAAATAATATTCTATATATATCCTACTTATTAATGTAGACCGATTTAATTAATTTTAAGGAGATTGTTATGAGTAAGAAATTTGAATACAAGTTTAAGTTATTTCACAAAGTACACCAATTACAGAAAAGATTAACACGGACAGAATTGAATGAAGGGCATTCTAAACACAAGAAAGCGTTTCGTGAAAGACGGATTAAAAAACTACTAAATAGGATACGGGAAAAATAATTAAAAAAAAAGCTTGACATCGCTACTATTATGTTGTATATTAGGGGTATATGAAACATCAAGAAATTTTAGATTTGATAGTAGAAAAATTTGATGGCACAATCATAGATGAATATGGTTGGGAACATTACAAGGTAAAAGGTAAACAATATGATGTACGATTTGACCCATCAAGGTTGGAATGGGCGTGTGATTGTAAGGCATTCCAATTTCGTAGACGACATAAAATCAAGTATTGTAAACACATTAACGAAGTTCAGGATAAAAACTTGGCATCACGTAGAGGCCGTGCAGGTGCCAGAGTGGTCTAATGGGGTGGATTGCAAATCCATTGTTCGCTGGTTCAAATCCAGTCCTGCACTCAAAACAAAGAGGTAGAATATGAAAATTAGAGATTTAATTAAACGATTAGAAGACATAGAAAAGAAGTCTAAAGGTAAATCATTAGAAATGATTTCCACACTAATCGATGATATAATCGAGTACGATATAGAATCTGAAAAAGATTTTCGTAAAGAGATAGCAAAATTTATAGATAAAACAATTGAAGAACGAGTAGTTGAGGAAGCAATGTATTCGGGTTCAATAGCACAAGCGTAAAGGGAGTTATATGAGTAAATTTGAAGATAATGGTGGTTACTACATTGATGGCGTTCCGTATATGGATTGTAAAGTTACAGGTCAGCCAGTCAAGAATGTAAGCACAGATGCTACATCAGTTATTGGTGATAAGGCTCTGATGGGAAGTATATACAAAATGTTTCCAGAAGAGTTTGAAAACACCACTAAACCAGCGTACCAACCAACGGGTCGTCCAGCAGGGTGGCACTTTATGAATGAGTTCGTTGACAAAGACGGAAATGTATTTCATAAAGGTAAAGAACAACCTAAGTTAAAAGGAACATTGAAACCGACTAAGGTTAAGGTAAAGAAAAAAGTTAAACGAAAGACTAAGGATGAAATCTTGGTAGCTCGTCATAAGGAGAAGTTAGCAGCTCAACGAGAAGTTAACAAAGCAATTGATAAACAGAAGAAATTCTTAATGGGAGATGTTAAAAAATGATGAAGAAGAGATTAGAGATAGGTAAATTACTCAAGGGTGATAAACGTTTAGACGGAGAAACCTTTGAAGACTATAAACAAAGAAGAAAGTTAGAGAAGTCTTTACTAAGAGATTATGGAAAAGGTATTTACATCTCATCAGAACAACATCATCAAGATGCTATAAAAAAAAGACTTGACAATTAAACAAAAAAAGGTTATATTAGAATTATGAATTTAGGTTATGCTTGTATAAATATGCAACTTAGTTATCCAACTAAGTATGGTGATAAACCAAAGGGAACTGAACCAATCACGACAGGTCGTGGTATGATTAAACGAACGTTTGAATCTAAGGGTGTAGACTATGCGTCAGAGATTACTCTGGCAAATGTAAAAGACTTACACAACATTATGGCTTGGAATGTTCTGAATGGACATAACTTCTATCGTATGACAAGTGGGTTAGCACCTTGGAAAACTGAGTATGAATGGGATGACCTAAAAGATATTAAAGAAATTAAACAATGGTTAAGGTCAGCCGGAACGATGGCAAACACACACGGAGTTCGTGTTACATCTCATCCAGGCCCCTTCAATGTTTTGGTTTCACCAAATGAGAATGTAGTTGAGAATACATTCAAAGATTTAATTATGCACGGAGATGTATTTGACTTTATGGGTTTGAGTAGAACACACTACAACAAAATCAATATACATTGTAATGGAGTGTATGGAGATAAACAATCTGCTATGGATAGATTTTGTAAAAACTTTGAACGACTACCTGATTCAGTCAAGTCAAGACTTACTGTAGAGAACGACGACAAAGCATCTATGTACTCAGTAAAAGACTTGATGTACATACACGGACGAATCGGTATACCGATTGTATTTGATTATCATCATCACAAATTTTGTACAGGTGATTTATCAGAACAACAAGCATTAGAATTAGCTATGTCTACTTGGCCTGATGGTATTGTTCCAGTGGTTCATTATTCAGAATCAAAAGCAGAACATCAGTTAGATGAGTCAATTAGACCACAAGCACATTCAGATTTAATTAATAAACTACCAGATACTTATGGTAACATTGTAGATATTATGGTAGAAGCAAAACACAAAGAACTAGCAATAAGGGAGTTTATGAAATGAACGGAATAACACTAAAAGAAGTATTAGAGAAATTACAAGAAGCAGTAGAGGTAGAAGATTGGACAATAGTTCAAGAATTATTAAATACTATTGAAATGGAATTGGAATATGCAAATCCATTCGACCAATACCAAGAAGAGGAAATGGATTGAACGGCTGGATAATACAGAAAGCTGCGTCAGGTGAAAACCACGAAGTCCAAAGACTTGTTGAAGAATTTGAAAAACAAGACATTAAGATTCGTGTAGTTAATCCACAAGATGTAGATATCTTCGTTGATAGGGATGATAGAAAATCTATTATCGTTGATGGTGAACCAAGAAAATTACCTGACTTTGTATTACCGAGAACAGGTAGTGGAACGACTTACTTTATCAAAGCAATCATCAGACACTTAGAACAATTGGGTGTTACAATGATTAACGGAAGTGATGCTATTGATAACGTTAAAGACAAGTTATATTCACAACAAATCTTAGGACAATCATCTTTACCCGTACCAAAGACTATGTTGGTAAAGCATCCGATTAATGTTGGGTTGGTTGAGAAGAATATCAAATACCCAATGATTGTAAAAACTTTAAGTGGTTCATATGGTAGTGGAGTCTTTATGGTTGAGGATAGAAAACAATTCAGACAATTGATGAAGATGGCAGAACTATCTAATGCACGATACAATATTATTATACAAGAGTGTATTGAGGATTCATTAGGAAAAGATTTAAGAGTATTGGTGGTTAATGGTAAAGTTGTTGGTTGTATGATGAGACAATCCATTGACGGAGATTTTAGAGCAAACATCACAAGAGGTGGTGAAGCTATACCTTATCAAATAGATGATGATATTGAATGGATTGGTGGTGAGTGTGCAAGATTATTAGATTTGGATATAGCAGGTGTTGACTTGTTATTTGATAATGATAGTTATGTTATTTGCGAAGTTAATTCAGCACCAGGTTTCAAAGGTATGGAAAAATATACCAAGATAAATGTTGCAGAACAAATGGTAGATTTTATAAAGAAAAAAGTAGGAAGTAAATAGTTATTACTATAAAAGGAGTGGAAACTATGAAAAAATATTTTATAATATTCTTAACATTTTTTACAATGTTTAATGGATATATTTGGGTTTGTCAATTTGAGAAATACAAAGACATTTACAAAAAAGAAATACAAGAATTGAAAAACGAAAATACGCTTTTAAAAGAGCAGGTTGCGGAGATTAAGATAGAGGGATTGGATGTGACAGTAACTATGTATCACCCGACTCGGAATCAAACAGATTCTACACCGAACATTCTCGCAGATGGAACGCGCATAAGAATTCACAAAGCAAGTGAATATAAATATATAGCGGTAAGTAGGAATCTTTTGAGTCGTTGGGGTGGTTGGTTAGATTACGGCGATTTCGTAGTGCTTAAAGGGACAGACGGAAAAGACGGAGTGTATCAAGTCAAAGATACAATGAATGCCAGATTTGTGAATCGTATTGATATCTTAGAATCACCAGGCACTAAACCATATAAGTTTGATAATGCCAGAATATTAAAAGCAAATATGACAGAGGATTTAACATTTGTTACAGATAATTAATAAAGTTCTTGACAACGGAACAAAAATGTTGTATATTAGTATAAATAAAAATGAGGTTATATAAATGAGTTATGAAAACTTTTTCGGTGAAGCTGAGTTTAACTACGAAGCAGAGAAACAAAAGTTCATAGATAATATGGACTTTCTAAAAGAAATGTCGGTCCAAGAACAAACACTTTATAAGAAGTGGCAAGAGTTCAATAAGGACGAAAAATTAATTTCACAAATTACATCATTAGATGTTATATCAAATCAGTTATGGAAACCAACCGACATCAATAACTTAGAACAAACCATACAAGAAATAAATGACTTAGAACCAATTGTAGAATATACACAAGATAATGCTAAGTGGACTTTGGTAAGACAGGGAATTTCTTCTATGGAGTTTGTTGCAAATCCTGGTCGTAATATAAAGTTCTTCGTAAAGGATAGTGTTACAGATAAATACTTAGGTGTTATTTGTATGGGTAGTGATGTTACGAGTATGGGTCCACGAGATGAGTTTATTGGTTGGACAAAAGATAACAAATTCAAAGACGGAAAACTAAATCACACTGCAATCGGAACATCAATCATAGCAACACAACCATTAGGATATAATTTCTTAGGTGGTAAGTTAGTATCAGCGTTGGTTACTTGTTCAACAATTAGAGACAAGTGGCAAGAAATGTATAACGAAACATTAGTTGGAACAACCACAACTGCACTCTATGGTATTCACTCTCAATACAATGGGATACCACATTGGAAAACATTAGGAGAAACTAAAGGTAAGATAAGTATCAAGCCAGATGATAGTGCTTACAATGTTTGGCATAAGTGGTTGAAAGAAAACAATACTGAAAAGTATAATAAACTTACGGAACTTCGTCCAAACGGACAACCACAAACAGGTATCAAACAAAAAATATTACAAATGATATATAAAGAATTAGATATCAAGAGAGCAAAGTATGAACACGGATTCAAACGAGGTGTTTATTATGGTGATATCTATGAGAACGGAAAATCTTTCTTACGAAATGAAATCAAAGAAGATGAATTAGTAATGAAAGAAAAGTATAAATTAGATTACGATAGAATTATTGATTGGTGGAAACCAAAAGCAATAAGACGATACGAAAAATTACATAACGAAAATAGACTCAAACCAGAATCATTATTTTATTCTGATATTATTGGTATGAGTTGGGAAGAAACAAGAGAAAAATATTTAGGAGATATTGGAAGATGACATTAACAGAACAACAAATAACAGATAATTACAAAGATTTACGAACAATTATCAATAACACATTTAGTGGAGATAGATTAGAAAAACTCAACAAGATGTATGATGACTTTGAAGACAGAATGGTAGTAGCACCAGCGAGTTCAGTAGAACACTATCACAATTCAAAAGTCGGTGGATATGTAGAACACATATTACACGTGATTAAATTCTCACAACAAATTAAAGAGGTGTGGAAAAATGCAGGAGCAACAATTGACTTCACAGATGAAGAATTAGTTTTTGCAGCTATGCACCACGATTTAGGTAAGTGTGGTGATGAATTAGGAAATGAATTCTACACACCAAATGAATCTGAATGGCACATTAAAAACCAAGGTAAGATTTATAATGTAAATGCAGACCTTGAACATATGGACGTAACGGATAGAAGTTTCTTTCTATTACAACAATATGGTATCAAGTATTCTACAAGAGAATTCTACGGAATCAGATTAGCAGACGGAATGTATGTTAAAGCAAATGAGGCGTATTTGAAAACATCAATGCCAAATATGATGTTGAGAACACACATACCGATTATTGTTCACCAAGCAGATATGATGGCAACTTATC